GTTTTCGGGTTCTTCGGACCGTTTTCGGTCTAAATCCTGACCGTTTTCGGGTTCTAATTTCCCATAGAGCCTGCATTTATCCGTAAATGCAATAACCTTTTTATTTCCTAACTTGCTAAGAATGAAATACCCCTTATCCGCAAGGGCTTTTAGGTTTTTCTGAACGCGTTTAGCACATCCAAATACTAAAGGGAAATCTTCTGATACTTTTTTCTCCGAATACCAGTAATATGTAACACCATCAATACAATAACTATTGCACCAACGAGGGAAAGTAAATACAACCGCCATACATGCGGCTTCCGTTAATGTTAAATCTTTCCTACATGCGAAATTTTGGTCTATTAATAAGCTATATTCCATATAATAAAAAAAATGCAGGGCTTTCGGCGTCCACTCCTACTCACCCGCATTTAATATTTTTCATTTAACGCTATAATGTGGACGGATTATAACGCCTTTTCTTTTGCAAATATACTATTTTTATTTTATCGTCCAAAAACTTCCTTAAACTTTTCATCTAAAGCAGAACGTATTCGCATCCGTATAGATGGGTCTATACAACAGTCCGTAGAATAAAAACGAGATATTAAAGCCTTACGGGAACCGCAAAAACATCCACAAGTATAAAACGGCTCTATATTGGGATAATTATGTTTATACCATATATGATTTGTCCCGTTTGTTGCTACGTATGTTTTGGTAACTATAAATTTATACTTTATAGGCTCATCCGCATTCGGGTTACCGGCTGCGCTACTTCTCACGTCTACACTCTCATTCCTTAAAAACTCTTTTGATTCCATATTCATTTATCTATTAATTTAAATGGTTTATATGATTCTTTTATTTTCTGTATATTTTCATCGCTTTCATTTGGAACTATTGAAACAACCGGGTACCGTGAATGGCTTTCGGGCTTTTGCGATATACAAAATTGTACATTCATATCCCATATAATCCCCCGAACAAATCCCCTTTCATATAACACGGCATCGAAAATATCGCGTATATTGGGAATAGTTGAGGCGGCTCCCTTTGTTACAAATGTCCATACTCCGGCGATTCCCTTTATTAAGGGTATTATAAAAGTCATAGTTAGTGTTATATCCCACCCATTATCTCCCCGTCTTGTGCGTCTATTAGGATACTTTTTAGATACATTTTCCATTAAGTTGGGATATTCATTCACATTTAATGCTGTGTATTGCATACCGTCCCAAACATGGAACGTCTCGCCATCGCCATACGCTACACGTTCTCCTGCGTCGTTTCTATATTCATACGATTCATTACATACGTTTTGCGCTTCATCATCCGGAAATATTATTTGTATAGTCTGCGGCCTATCTCCATATACTTTGTGAAATAGCCCTGCATATTTCCCCCTTGCTATAAAGTAATCCACACTTTGCGGCAGTCCTTTATCATTTTTCAAGCCTACACAAATAGACCCTATTCGGGGGAATATAAGTTTATTTGTTTTCGGAATCTGTTTTTTTATTCTCCCACTTACCATATACAACCCTTTCAAATAAAACATAAAAATAAGTCTTACTATATCCGTTATAATCAGTCTTCCGCATCGGGCATATCTGTTTTATATACCATCCATCCTTACAGCTTGGATTAATTTCGTGTATATACTCAAAATATGAAACTTTTGTTTCACGATGCGGCATCAGTGAAAGTATATATCTTATTATCTTTCTCATATCTCTAAATTATCATTCAATAATTTTTTAATCACTTGTTTATTCTCTCTTTTTTTTGATTCTGCGGCCTTTTCTTCCTTTTTGCGTATGGTAGCTCCTTTTTTGGATTTTACCGCCGTGGAAGGCTTTTTTGTGCGTTTATTGGGCTTGTTGTCTTTTTCTTCATCATCTATATTAGAAATATTCTTTTCGGGTACAATTTCTTTCTTATCTGATTTTTTGCTTTTCACTAAATCAGATAAAGTTAAGGAAGTTATATTTTCATTCAAATTAGAATCTGAATCCAAATCAATAACGCCACTAACGACCGTGAAAACATTGTCTTTCTTTTCGTTTTCAATAGAAGCCAATTCTAATAATGCCGGAATTTTCAAGGCGTTAGGGCTATCTGTTTGATTTTTCAAATTGTAAGTAGGATTTTTGCGCCAATCTTTCGGACTAAAATTATATACTCTTTCTATTGAAGTATCCGGATAATTTTCTTCCCACATTTTTTTATAGAAATGCGCCTGTATTTCGGCTTCCTCATAAAAACCCTTCCGACCGCTTTTAAAGTCTACTATTGCGTTTATCCGTTCATTACTCCCTGGACGCACTAACATAGTACAAACTAAATCAATCATGCCAGCGTAACCAATTGGATGCGCTAAAGCAATCTCCACTGCTAACGGCTTTACATCATAATCCGTTATAAATTGGGCAAACGCTAACACATCTTTTTTAAGTTGGTCTGCATAATAAATAAAGTCGTTAGGAAGGCTTTTATTCTCTATATACGCTTTTAGTTTATCTTTTAAGCCGTCTAAATCATAAACACGGTTTATTAATAGTTCCTCAAACGCAGCGTGCATAAATGTACCATAGGCTGCGCGTTCGTCTCTATACCTTTCCGCTTCTTCTATACCTTTTTCCGCAATCCAATTAATCAGAAAAGGCGATTTAGGTAATGTTTGTGATAAAATCGTAGTTACAGAGGGATAAAATTTCGGAGTTCCTGTATCATCAAATAGATAATAATACCTTTGCCCGTTGCTATTGAGTTGAAACAGCTTGTATTCCGGCTCTATCAATGCAGTAGAATCGAAAAATAAAGCTTTCATTTCTTCCGCAGTCATACCCGGATAAATTTCAAATACTTCATCTTCATTTTGTTCTAATGAAAACGGCGACTTAATTTCTTTTTCTTTCATGATTATTTTTTATTTAGTTCGTTAACACATGCAATCACAGTAATTATACATGGCAAGGCCAAAAATAATAAAGCCGGATTATAGAAAGACGTACAGATAAAAACAAGCCCAAATAAGCTAAACATAATCAAAATAGCTTTTAATTGGAACTCATTAGATAAGGCATACTTAACCAATCTTTCTAATACAGACATAATACATGTTTTTTTCATTGTATATCCTCCTATTATTTTTTATTTGCCTTATAAAAGGCATCATATAAATTATTTATTATTTCAATATTTGATTTTGATTTAGAAACAATTACACACTTATCCCACCCATTATAAGATAATTCTATTTTGTATTTTATATTGTTTCTATCAAGGAAAGAAGATACTTTATTAATTTCCTCGCTATTATCTATTATATTACTGAAAGATAATCCGCGTGTCGTTAATACATTTGCAGAAAAGTCATACCCCAACATTATAGCAAGCTTCCATAGCTTTTTACGTATAAACCAAATCTCACCCATACAAGTACACTCCTTTTCAGTGATATTTGGATTAAGAATATTAATTGTTTTCATATCAGTTATTTTTTAGTTTTCCGGAAACCCGTCCGGCCGGTTGTTGAACTTTCAACAATGCAAAGATATAATTTATATTTTAAACGCACAACTTTTTTTTTAAAAAAACATCTATTTCCCTTTTATCGTATTATAGTATTCTCTAAATTGCCTATATAAAAGCTCCTCTTTCTTTGAAAACTGCCTAAAACTATGATTTGGCCAACGGCATATATAATATACTCTATCGCTTGAATAATCCTTATTATTATCAGATGTTATAATCCAATCAATATTTTTCCCCTTCTCATGTGCTCTTATAAAAGCATCTACCAACTTCGGATAACGCATTAAGCCAACATAATTCCTTGTGAAATTTGCTTTTGGACAAACTATGCAACCAACACGATTAAAATAATCGTATTCCGGATTTATAGGTAAATGATATTTATATATATAGTTTCATACATCCGTATCGTGCCAATCAATAATAGGCTTAAGTTGAATTATAGAAGCTGTACCTAAAGATTGGCAGTTTTCTGAAAAATAAGCATCTATTAAATCTTTATTCTTTTTTCTTAATGTTTTATTTTTGATTTCTAAAGTTGTTCTTTCCCTCCTTTTAAGGCTTTCTGCCTTGCGCACACCTATAATACTACATTTATCTACATATTTAGGGTTATGCTTATAATTTACACAACAATACGCAGTCTCTACCGTTGGAAGTAATCCACCATGATTTACATATATGTTTCTAACAAACCCTATATTATAATCCCTTCTACAAATTACCTCTGGATAATACTTCCTTATAAAATTTAATGTGATACTACTTTCAAATGAATGATTAAAATAAGCCTTAAAGGGAATATTAGCCCTTTTACATAAATCTAATACTACTTGACTATCTTTTCCACCACTAAACCCGACACAAACCTCCAGCCCCATTTTAGAAGCCAGTTTATAAAACCTCTTAATCCGGTCTATACTTATTCTTTCAAATTCTTCATCAAATAAATTACTATAAAAACCTTGTTTTTGTTTCATAATTATTTTTTATTGAGGGAGGGAGTATATAATAAATCTTCGATATATGCCCAACGTTTCCAACCGTTAGTATTTGCATGATTCTTGTACACCCTACACAATGAGACGTTACCATTTTCTTTTTCTACTAAGAGAAGTTTAACTATTTCCGGCGTCTCGCTTGCGTCGTGCCATACAGATTTTATACGCCAGTAGGCACCATCTTTAAACGCAATACACAAAGAGCCTTTCACCCTCGAATATGAATCTTTTGGATTATCAGTTAACCCAGAATATTCTTTTGCCGCTTCTTCAATCTGTTCTTTTGTCATAATTAATCCCCTTTCTCCTTAATCCGTTCCAAAACATCCCTATTAGCTTCTAATATTTCATCAAAAGAAGGAATAGGTTCATTGCATCTACTTAACAACTTATAAAATATTCGTTTTTTCTCAATATATTTAAATCCTTTGCGTCTAAGTCCTCGTTTTGTACGGGATACAACCAACTGATAAGAATTTACACCAATATAAATAAAATCAATATGATGTTTTTTAGCTTGTTTAAATGTCCACCAAATTTTCTCCCTACAATATCTATAACTGTCATTCTGCACACCTTCATAACCTTTACTCATTATAAAGTGTCCTATTTCGTTTGCTTCTTTTTCTGAATAAGCAACAGTAAATATATTCTTCATAATTCAAATAGTTCTTTTTGTTTATATACATTGCCGTTTTTCAGTCTCACTTCGCCCAAACACTCTTCCCTAAAGCGTTTTTCCTGCATATTGAAATATTCTTCGTCTATTTCAGTTCCCCAAAAATCAAAACCCATTTTATAGGCGGCTATTCGGCTGCTCCCGCTACCCAAATGAGTATCTAAAATCCTATTCCCTGGTTTAGCAAATGTTTCTAATAGGAATTTATATAAGGCGACCGGTTTCTGCGTAGGGTATATCCTCACCTCTTTATTTTTCATATCCTCTTGTAGAAATCCGCTCCATCTAAAAGCAAACAATTTCGCAGATTTATTAAAAGAGGTCCACGCTAATTCACAGTCCGCAAAATCTGTTTTCCCGTTTTTCTTATCCCATACGACCCAGCACGGACTATCATACGGTATTTGGGATATAAAATGATTCGCACCGAATATTATTTGATTCTTTGACACTCTCATTAATTCATCAAATAAATGTTTTTGTGGCTTAGCTCTATCCCATGTTTTAGGCGTGTACTGTTTTGCTTTTGCTCTATTGCTTCGCGAATGGTTTTTTAATCCGTCTTCCCCTATCCCGTAGGGAGGGTCTATTATTGCTAAATCATAAAAAAGGTTTGGAATATCTTTCATATACTCCATACAGTCCATATTATATACTTCACTTATCGGCATAATTCTATTGTTTTAAATATTTCATAGGCTACCTGCGGCACTATTGCGTTTCCGTAGGCTTTTACGGATTCTTGCCTCCATTTAGAAAAGGTAATACCGTCCAATCTACCGGAAAGCCCATCATCTCCGCTACAAATCGGGGATTGAGTAGGGAATTTCTCCCATATTGATGAGCTATATTGTGTTTTAAATCGCTCATCCGGCTTATTCCGTCTTTCCGGTCCTTGGTCGTTCCCGTATTTTTGTCGCTTGCCGTAGGGGTCAGCAGCAATCCGTGAAAATCCATCCAATCCGTTAAACCGTTCGGGCGCGTCTCTCCATTTTTCCGACTGTGGAAAGTATTCCCGCCCGCAGCTTTCAGCTCTTTCACCCTCTTCTCGTGTCTTATATCGGTCGCCATCGGTGTGGGAAGAAGTCCCAACGGCATAAATTCCGTTTTGTCCTGTGAATTGCATTGCTTCACCCCCTGCGTTTGTACGGTGGGCAATAAACCAAATTCTATCCCTTCTGTGCGGCGCTCCGACGGCACAAGCCGGAATAAGTAACGGTTGGACGGCGTATCCTTCACGTTCAAGGTCTCGACAAATGGTTTCGATAACATATTCTTGTCGGTGCAATACTCTTTTTCGGTAACCCTCTCCGAATAAAGAGGTCTGACCTCCCACTTCAACCTCCGCGCCGGGCTGTACCATCGTGAGGAGTCCAGCAACATTTTCACCAACGACCCAACGCGGCAATATTTCTCGTATAACGCGAAGCATTTCCGGCCAGAGATAACGGTTATCGTCCGCTCCTTTTCGTTGTCCAGCCAGGCTGAAGGGCTGACAAGGGAACCCTCCGGAAAGCACGTCGATTTTTCCCCGCCATTCCTTAAATATTTGTTTTGTAATATCTCCATAATGCACACTATTAGGAAAATGATACTCTAAAACCTTACGGCAAAAAGCATCTATTTCGCAATCAAAAATATTAATCCATCCTAATAAGGCGGCAGCATAATCAAAACCACCAATCCCACTAAATAAACTCGCATGCGTCATTTATTCAAATCCGAAAAGGAAGTTTGGCGTACAATCGCATTCATGACAAATAATATTAATCCATTCCGGCTTAATTCTTTGCGTCTTTCCTCTGCATAAATTTGACATGTTTACGCGTTGCGTGTTTTCATTTTCGCTACTAAATAACTTTTTCGCGATTTCTTGTTTTAATACTTTCTTTCCATTAGCCTCTGATTGGGCGATAGCTTCATTTACTTTCAATCTCATTTCTATAAGTTTTAAAAAATTCTTGGTTTATCATTAATATATAGTCCGCAATTAGGGCACATTTTTTCCACCCATTTAGGCGGCTCTTCATCATCATATAAACTACATTCGTAATCCGTAACCTCCATAAAAGAACCGCATTCGGGGCAGTCTCCATCACCTAATAATGTTAGATTCATTAAGGCCATATAATCACTATATTTTATATGGCTTATTCCCATATCTTTAAACACATCTAATATATTTAATATCAATGTATCTAAATCTATACACTCATAGAGAGTTTTACCGAAATAAAAAGAATCATTTATTAATATATCCCATTTCGGGCAATAATCAATAATAATACTTGATATTGTTTCCGGCGTTTTACTGGCTCTGCCTGCCAAATGCTTTAAATTCTTATCGTCTTTTACTTTCATTTCTCTCCCTTTCCTTTGACTATGCAAATTTAGCATTTAAATATAACATGTGCAATTTTATTTTTAACCACTCGTATAAATATATAATTTTTTATATTCCTGATAAAGGATATATAATTTAATATAGTATCTTTGTGGTGGCTATAAAGTGAAACTCTCTTTTTCTTGGCTGATAGGTTTTTTATTTTGTTTACCTATCAGCCTTTTATTTGCCTTATTAGATTCTTTATACCCCTTCCATCCTTTACAGTTTTTCCAGTGAACCAACCAGTATAAGGAAACACAGTAATAACTGCGCCACAATAATTAAAACGCAATGTAGTGCAATCTACTTGTACAACTTCGTAGCCTAATCTATTGAGTTCCTTTATTGCATAAGCCACTCTTTTAGGTTGTTCTATTCGTTTCTTCTCTTCTATGTGATGTCCCATATCTATTAATAACAATAAAAAGTTATTTTAATTCCGCGTCTCAATTTACATACTTGTTTATCCTCTTTACTCCTGAAGGCACGAGATAATAATTTATTAGCCATCTCACAACCGACAATATTTAATAAACCGTACACGCCTACCAAACAATGATATTTCGTATCGCCTACAATGCCACTAACTTTTATTTTAAAATTGCGGTCAACCTCTCTTGTGGAATAATTTAAGCCGTTATATATGCTTATTAAATTAGTCCCTTCTACAACGTTACACTTCATATCAGTTATTTTTTAGTTTTCCGGAAACCCGTCCGGCCGGTTGTTGTCTAACTTAGAAAGCTTTGGGCTTTATAGCTTCATTTAATCGGATACCGAACCCTCATTAAACCCTTCGGAGATACTGTCCATCTTTCTCCTCTTACGGCTTTCGCCTTATAACCGGTCGTTTTGGATACTCTTAGTTAACCGGTGGGGGCTTTCTTTGTTTGACACTACAAAGATAGTGCATTTATTTTAAACGCGCAAATTTTAGATTAAAAAAGAGGGGATTTTTTCAAAAAAAATAAGTCATTAAAATAACACTTATTTCAGGCCGATTTCAAATTTAAGAGACTTTCTATGCGAGACAATGTATTCATATACCCTCAATAAGAAAAATGTCTTAGAATTGATTTTTTAAGGCCAAAATAAAAAGAGGGCGAAAAACCGCCCTCCACTAATACCTAAAAAACAGATGATGAAAAAACTCCTTAACTATTAACTAAGCACTACAAAGATATATTTATTTCCGGATAGATACAACTTCTACGCCTTTTATTTCTGTATATGGATTTTTAGAGACTATATTAAAGCTTCTTTCTTTTATCTTTTTTGTTTTCCATAAGACGCCTAAAAAACGCTTATATATAATAGTCTCGTACAATATTAAACTATCCCTTATTTGAATGTCTCCTATTAAGGTATCGTTATATACGCACGCCTCTATATTGGTCCATGAATCACGAAAAGATACACAAGGTATCGATTGGTAGGCCGTATCGCCTGGTATATATATAAGGCTATCTTTTACCTGTGCTCTAATCTTTATAATAGTTTCGGCTTGAATCTTACTAAAATTTTGTAGTTCCTCATTTTTCCGCTTTAGTTTGTTTATTAAGTCTGCATCTTCCTTCATGAACCTTTCGTAATCCTGAATGGAAAGCTCCAAAACCCCAACTTTTGCGGCGTTCAAACTATCTAAAGCCCGATAATACTTCACATCGTTCAATAATACCGCGTTATTACGTTTATAGGTGTCTCTATCGTGTTTTAGTTGGCTTACCCTTACATTAAGGAAATAAGCCACTAAAACAACAACTAAGACACCTAATATTATTATTATTTTCTTCATTCTTTAACCGTTTGACGTTGCAAGAACCTCCAGCACTTCCGACATATTAGCATCTACAATAAGATTAATATACACTCCATTATTTATTAGACTAAAAAAGTCTAAATGATAACGCGTATCTGATTCTGCACTAAACGAAACGGAATACATATCTTGGTTTGCGTTATTTTGGTCTAAATCGCATAACGCCAAACATACATTGTTATCTCCCATTATACCACGCATTTCCACAAATTTAGAGGCATAATTATTATTAATAGCCTGAACCGGTGTACTTTTACTTATATTACCGAAAAGGAGGTTATAACGTTTATCCGCATTTAGATTATAGCACGGTAATACACTACCTTTTACGTTATATACTTGGTTCTTTAGTACATTGCCTTGACTTGCTGCTAATACTTTGTTAGCCGCTATCGAATCTAAGTTATTTACAATATCATCCTTTGTTAAATAATTACCCCCCCCGAATCAATATCTTTTACAACTACTTGGAACGTATCACCGCTTAACGTGATTTGAAGGGCTTTTTTATCTCCGGCGTGGTTATATTCAATATAAAACATATCGTCTTCTATTGAAAAAGCGGTTGCCTTTATAATCAAGTTTTCGCCCTGAATGAATACGTTTACGGCTAAATGATTCTCTATAATATACTTCATCATATCGCCCGAAAATCCGGTTATTTCCGTAAATTCGTCAATATCCAACGTCTTGCCGGTTTGGTCTAATATGAAATCCTGCAATATCAAAGGATAAGAGTGCAAAACCATATCATTCAGGATAGGAGCTAAATGTATAGCTCCCTTATCTCCCATTTTATAAACGTCTACTTCGATTCTTTTAAATAACTCTTCCATAACAAACACTTTTAATAGTTTCAAAAATCACTTTACTAACTCTATTCCGTCCGTCTTCCGACTGAATAAAAGCACAATCTTTGCGGGTATCCATGAAGAAATTTTCCACTAACACCGCCGGGCATTTGGTGTGTTTTAATATATAAAATTGGCTTTCCTTGTCGGGGTCTCCGTCGCTTGTATCTTTGCGTATTTTCCAACCGCCCGGAGCAAATTCTTTTTCAGCCTCTTTATATAGTTCCGTTGCTATCAAATCGGCTTTTGTTTGGCCGACGGACGTATAAGCCTCCCAACCGGTGCCACCGCCTGCGTTTGCGTGTACGCTTATAAGAAAGCATTTACCGGAGGTCTCTGAATATATCGCGTTTGCACGCTTACAACGTGCCGACAAAGATACATCTTTTGTCTCCGGTACTAATATTCTATACTGAATGCCTTCTGCCTCTAACATCGAACTAACACGCTTGACTATATCACGGTTGAACTCCCATTCAAACAACTGCGTACCATCGTCCCAAACCGGCGAACGCTTACCGGCTGTATCAATACCGTGCCCGTTGTCTAATATTGGTATAAAAACCTGTTTCATCCTTTGACCTCCTTTTTATTTTCCATTTCTTCCTTGCATCTCTCTATAATAGGCTTCCAGTACGAAGGCATAATGCGCGTAAATTCTAACCGGACTACATGGTATATTATCCTTAATCCTATGTTTTGCGGATATGCTTTTACGTAGTTCTTCAAGCCATTGCACAAATATACATATAATAAAACATACGTAAGTGATTTCATTGCCATTAATGCACCTTTTAAGTCGCCACATTGAGAAATGGCAATATAAACAACATATAACAAAACAATATACAGCAATAACTCGGCCAAAGAGTTTTTAAATTTTCTCATGGAGAAATTATTGCACCTTACTATACTAACACCGTCCGCACGCATGCCTGCAATGACATTAAAAGCAAACATCACAACCAAAGCGATAAAAAACCCCTTTGTCGGTGTGAAATAAGCAAGTATCGGACTAAATGCCGATACTGCTATAAATCTAAAATATTCCCAATCCATTTTCATATTTCAGCATAATGTATATTATATTGGCCATTACTACTATATTTAATACATAACATTTCTCCTGTAAGAATGCTATTACTGTCAAAATTTGAAGATATACGACTTTCAAAACATAAACTCCATTCTGTATTACTTACATACATCATCCCAACTAAATGTAATGTAGAATGTAATTTTCTTATGTCTCGTATCATATTTTTTTTACCATCTCTAAAGTCTAATACATCTTGTATAGTTATTCCCGCAGCATTCATTTCATCTATATTCATCGTACTACCTGATTTTGCTTTAAAAGAATCAATATTGACCTTTAACAATGGCTTATAAATATTTTGTATAGGCGCGTCGGTTGTTATGGTCATTATCGTAAACGTGCTATTAGTAATAACCAATTTAATATAACGTCTTACTACCGAATAAGTTTCCGGATTGGTGTACATAGTAGAGAAAACCAACTCCCCGTTATCATTATTACCACCTTGGAAATTACCTACCGTTTTCAGATTCCATACGATTAAGTCTTTTCGGTCATTGTTTGATAGCACGCTAACAAATATCTTCCTATTATCTCGTATAGGTTCTTGTATTACGTCTATATAGGAGCCTCCAATCATAGATTCTATTTGTGAAGTTATGCTTATCGTTTTTGTTCCGAACTCATCAGATTGCGTAAGTAAGTTATTAAGTACATATATATTCTTTGCTAAATTGTCAGCCTGTGTTGCAATCTCCTTAATTTGGTCTAAGAATACAGTAGTAACCGACCAATTAGAGTAATCTATACCTCCACCTACATTTGTTCGTGTAGCCTTTAAAGATATTACCTTTCGCCCTGTGGCCACTCCGGTAAATTCCAGTACTTGTTGTTGTCGTAGGTTTGTTCTTGCCAACGTCATAGGCACAAGTTCACCACTACTATTAAAATAGAAGAAACATGTAATAGCTTCCCTATATAGTACCAAAGCTATAATCCTATCTAAAATAACTTTATCACTATCCGAAAGTGCGTTATTATTGGCCGGAATAGCTTGCATATACATCCTAAGTTCAAAAGCTCTTTGTGCCCATGACCAAGTGCCTTCCGATTCAGTTCTAATTACTGATGCGTTAATAAATGAGCATGATGTAGTTTCGACTTCCTCCTGATATTCAAAATATTGTACTTTAGTTTCTCCGGCCTCTGTGTACTGTGTTATACGCAACATGCGAGCTACCTGCGTATTTTGCACACGGTACGTGCCTACATAGATATGTAGACCGTCTTCTATATTATTAAATACATCAAATTGGGCGTTTTTATTGAAATCGAAAGATTCATCTAATTGCTCTATTTCTACCCCTCCGCTATCCTTTAGAATATCCTGAATGCTTTTAGCGTTTGCAATACTTGTACCGCCATCGTACCCTCCGGCATCAACAAAATAGACTTTTCCGTTAGTTCCGTCTATAATCATAGCCGATTTACGCTTATCATTGCTTGAACCGATACCAAAATTAAACAGACCATTTGCGACCACTGCGTTATACTTACCGGCAACATGGCCGCCTACTACTTTTGTCACTGTCCCCATTCCTTCCGCATGGGAATAATCGCCGACCGCCTGTGTTTCATCCCCTTCGGCGTGTGACGCATCACCATCAGCCACAGTAATACGCCCTTCTGCATGCGAATTATTCTTGTTTGCTTTTGTATTATAGCCTTCTGTGTGCGAATTTATACCACTTGCTACCGTTTTATGTCCTTCTGCATGCGAGTTAGAAGCAGTAGCATTAGTTAATTGTCCTTCCGCGTGGGAACAATCGCCTAAAGCTTGTGTGTCAGCACCTTCCGCATGAGCTCCAATTCCGGACGCGGTGGTATGCCGTCCTTCTGCGTGACTTGCTACTCCTTTTGCTTGTGTGGTATCTCCTTCCGTGTGGGAATAATTGCCCGATGATTTCGTTTTTATGCCTTCCGCATGGCTATTATCGCCATCCGCTGTATTATTAGTATAATCATTAAACACTTCACCGTTTCCTTTAGAAACGCCTATAAAAATAGGTGTAAAATTCCATACTGTACCGTTTGTACTTGTTAATATACCAAGTTGATTAACAGTAATAGCAGTATTTCCCGAATTTTTAAAATTCGTATAGGTACCTACTTCTACAGTGATATAGAAAGAATTTCCTTCTACCACAACGGGAACCGTACTTTTTGTAGCAATGCCTAAAAATTGATACTCTGGCCCCAATGTGTCCACCATTGATAATAAAACCGTCTGAAGTACATTTCCGGTTATCTCATAATTGCCGTTTTCCTTGATAACAGCTTTTATACTCTCTTTGATTTGGTCGTATGCCATAACTTTAAAATTTAGAGGTTATTAAATTCGTTTTCGTTTGGTTTAATATTAAAGTCTTTATTAAAGTCGTTATTAAAGTCGCCACGAAAGACGCTACCTAATTTCTTAACAACTGTATTAGTTTGGAACTCAATTTCTACGGAGGCTAAATCGCCTTGCGTTTCCCATTTTGGCGTAAATAGGAACGTATCGCATTTATATAAACGTCCGAAACTGTCCTTTATACTAATATGGTCGCTTAACCGGATTAAACGCATAACATCGCAAAGGTATTCAGGCGCAAGGATATTAAACCGATATACTTTTTCCGAAAGTTGTTTAATCGGAAAGAAATAACCGTCCCTTTCTTCGCCTTCTTCCTCAAATGTATAATCCGGCTTTCCTATTTCAGTACAGAAATAAACGCGGTTTCTGAATGTCGGGTTTCTATATACAATTATACCTGCATCACAATATAGCGTATCATCATCGTACCACTCTATCGACAGATAATTTTCAGAATCATTTATTATCGTAAATATGTCCGAATACCATGTATTAACGCCATCATTTAAAACGGCGTAATACATTCCTATCGGTATCTTTTCCTGCAAGGGGAAATAAGCCGGATACACAATAACCTCTATTTTATCGGTATTTTCCGGCTTTGCTAATTGTAGGCCGGTTAAAACCATTTGTTCCGTTATATCCAAAACGAAAACCCCATCTTTAGTATATAATTTAACGTTAGGGTTAAATACCTCGTTTGGCTTCCTCAATATCTGAAAAGGCAAAAGACTATGCGCAGGAGTAAACAACGGGTATATATTCCCGTAAGCATAACTTTTCCGGCTGTTTTGTTCGTCTATATTGTCGTACCACGGCAATACACTCAAATTATTATTTTCGTTCATATCTCCTCCGTATTAAATTTTAATTCGGCTTCCGCAGACCTACTCGACAAATTTACAGATAATTTGCTAATCTGACCATTTCCGACAAATGTTTTTATAATTCCGTTCGGGTTTATATCATCTTGCCCAATAGGAAATACTACTTTTTGTTTTTTCTTTCGTTCTATTCCCTTAACCGTGATTTCTCTTTCGTTGATTTTCGCCCTACGCGCCGGTAAATCATATATCCAGTATGTAGGCTGTAAATTCACAAAAGCAAGAAAGCCGTTTTGAAGCTCTGAAATCACATTATCAAACATTAAACTAACAAATGGTACTTTATATTGCCCGTCTACTAAGTTAGCCGCAAATATTGCGAAGCCGTCTTGACTTATATTATCAGGATTGCAAAGCATATAATCTATATCGGAAGTAAAATTAGACACCGTTATATCTTCTTTCTTATCCGCTTCTACATACTTACTTAATATCTCTATCGGATACCCGTTAAAAACTTTAGTGCAGTCGTCCATCCAAGAAAATTCATACCGTGAAGACATTTCCGGCTTATCAAACTTATACGAAGATTGGCCGAACGCAATCGGTTTATAATTCCGCTTGTTGGCGATTTGCGTTAAATCTAAAACCGTCTCCGGCGATAAAACGTAACTACCACCGTTTTTAAAGTATAAAATATGCTCTATTCTTAATTTATCGTCCTCTATAAACCAATACAATTTATACGTATTTGCTAACATAGACATAATTTGCTGAAACGTAATAGGTGCCTTTTGTGCCGGTGTATTATATATCCCGTTTATTATGTTAGATTTCGGCGTTATTAATAACGTCTGATTCGAGGTTCCTGTTATCGGGTTTGTCGTACCGTATAAAAATTCACTGTATTCACTCGTAGGCAAATGAGTAACGCCCGGCGCAATCTGACCCAACAAAACGTATATAACACTCCATAGTGGGAAATTGTCGGGAACTATATATTCTTTACGTCCGGACTTCTCGAAAATACTATCCCATACCGAAGAACTAAACCAAACGGATGTATTTAGCCATTTACTTTGCCCTAAAGGGTACATTTTGGCTAATGTAATAAGCACTGGAGGCGCGAAATATTGCCCCCATCCCGTTTTACCGTATTCCGTTGGCGTGTCTGAATAACGATTTGAGATATAAGCTATATCTACATCATACCCGATTGCATGAGTATAATTTTTATTATTCCCTACAAAATCATCCGTAGGAATCGGCTGCGTTGTATTGCCTGATATTGTTTCTACATCGCATATTAAACGGGCATATATACTATAAGAATACATATAGCCCTTTAATGTGCCTACCATTCCACTACCTTCTTCCGGCGTGAGCGTAAATTCTAAGGTATCTAATATTGGCGTACTGCCGACTATGTCTTTCTCAAAATAATATAGCCTCATATTATCCGTGGTCCGGACTAATGCTATTGCAACCCTATTAGTTAACGGTCCTATTTCGCTATATCGTATGTGCAACCGATAAGTATTCAAATAAGGGTGCGACAAATCACCTTCATAAAAAACCGGAGTCGCGTCGTCAGGGTCTAATATCTGCATATTCCCGACATAATTACGGCCTAAATCTTCTAAAGCACCCCCTTCGGCGGACAAATCTATTTCCTTTAATAGCTGTGTGAAATAAAACCAATACTTATTTTTTAAATCGCTTCTATTGTCCACCGCCGTTAATACGTCCTGCTCCCACGACATCCCCGATATAAAACAAGAAATTTTATCATCGCCGGGAAGATAGACTTGGATAATCGGACGTTTTGTGATGGTTAGGCTTTCGATTTCCGGCGTTAAAGGTATTAAATCGTATTCCTTTTCTAATCCGGCTAATATATCGTTATACTCATCGAATACGTCGGGTTTAACCTCTACTGTCATATCGTCTAAACTTATGGTACAGTCGGTTTGCATGAATTTTCCCGACCAATATTTCTCCCAACTTAACCCCAAATCATTAGATTTAATGATAGTGACATAATACACCGTAGAGAAATCACACGCCATTATAAATTTATAATCGTCAAAAGTATAAGTTAAGTTCCCGCTTAACTTTTTCCTATAAAATTGCTGCGAAGTCTCTAACTCATACTCTAAGCTTAAATCGTCTTTATATACCGGCTTTGTGTATTTGAATGATGCTTTTAAAACAGCCTTATTTCCGTCCCGTCTTTGCGATACAACTATGATTTGGCAGCCGTCCGGTACATCTACCGTTAAATCGAAATTGGCATCTGAAATGGAGGTGCCGCCCCCTTTCATAAACTTTTGTAGATGTACATCAAAATACATTGCATATCCTTGCCGGAAACGGTTATAAGAACCTATAATATTTATACGCATTCCGGCTGACACCGGAAAAACGTATAAATCGCTATTCATATCAGTAATTACGCTACCACTCGAATTTATAGAACTGTCTTTAATAACATATAACGGCTCCATTTCGGTTAATTCGGGGTTATATCCGTATTCTTGATAATCTACCGAAAGCAAGAATTTATATATAGGGGTTATCATCTTAATTTCCTTGTTAAGTTCTTATATTCAATTATAATTCTCCCGTCTTTATCTAAGTATGTACGCCTTTCGCCTTGTTTCTTTATTGCGTTTACGTCCCTTTCTAATTTGCTTAAATCCGCACCGGAACTGGCACCAATAGAAATCAGGTCTGCCCCTTTGTATGCGTTTAGATACTTATGCGCAAACGTCCCGTTATTCATAGAGTTTATCACGTCCGGAATATATCGACGGAAACGGCGCGAATTTCGTTTGTTTATCACGGCAAAAAATTCGCCGCCTTCTGCCCTGCGTCGTGTACCATCCGGTTTTTGCCCTAAATCTATATCGTTTCCGGATTGATGGCTACCACCTTGCAAAAGTTCAACAGTTCCTTCGCCATACGTTTCAGTACCTGAATTTTTCGCCATTTGTGCAGCCTTTATCTTAGATGCAGCAAAGCTTCCCCACATTACAGCAATAGCCGGAATCGCGCCCCATATACCCAACTGCCGCCAGATTAATGCGGTTGCCGTCACAAGCGAGCTAATTTGCTGTGCTGTGTCTATTGCTTGCTGCTGACGTTGTGCCTTTTGTTGCTCTTTCAAGGCTTTTTGTTCGTTCTTTTTGGCGTCTTCTAATTCTTTTTGTGCATAAGCTACATTTGATGCGTATCCGTTTGCCCTTGCTTGTAATTCAGCCTCTAATGCCGTTTGCGCGGATTCTACTTCCTTTTGTGCCGCTTCTACCGCCCTATTTGCCGCATCAACTTTAGCCTGCGCCAACGTATTCAACGCCTCTATGGCATAAGACACAGAAGTATTTATGGCTTCCTTTTGGTCATCATTCAGATTAAGCCCTAAAATACTATATATATCCTGCGTTTTATCTTTCTTTTTTGATTCCTCGATTTGCTGGTTTATTCGTTCTATTTGGTTTTCTATCGTTTGTACCTCAACATCAGACATTTTAACCGATGCCTGCTGATTTAATTCTAAAATCTTATTTAGCCTGTCTTTTTCAGCTTGCAGCCGGAATTGTGTTTTCTTTTCTTCCGTTGTCTTTAGTAAATCAAACTCGCTTTGTGCAAGTGCCTGTCGTTCGTCAAAAATACGCAGTTCCGCTTGTATCTGCTTGTCGGCGTATTCCTGAATTAGAGCCGTTCTTTGTGTATCGAATCCGGCATTTATCGCGACGGTATCTTGTCTCTGTCCGGCAGGCTTCTGTTGGTTTTGAAGTTGCGCTGTTTGGCGTTCATTTTCCAAAAGTTCCAACCTTAAAGCCTTTTCTTCCTGTGTGCCCGCTTTAATGGCTTGTAGGCGCAATTCAATACTTTGCTTTTGTAGTTGCAATTCTTGCAACTGTCGCTGCTGCTCTATCTTTAGCAAATCATTCGTTAAACGTTGCTCCAGCACCAATATAGTAGCATTTATAGTTTCCTTTTCTGATTCTGTGATACTTTTTTCGGTCTCTAATTGGTGCGTTAAATCTTCTATTTGGCGTTTATATTGGTATTCTGTTTGCTTACGCCTTTTTTCCCATTCGTCGGCCTCTAATTGTAGCTGTGCATCTTGTAATTTTCTTGTAGCCTCTAAATTTCTTTTATAGGCCGCCTCCACTTGCTTTGCTTGCTTATTCGTATCAGTACCGCCAGTTTTAACCGAGGGCGTTTTAGTCGTTACCGCAGCCGTCGTTTTCGTTGATGTGTCCGGCGTACCCACATTAACCGGAATGGTTAACGGTGGTATCTTCTTTTGCATCCGGTTTATGCCATTATTAAGGCTTTCCGCAACATCTTTTATCTCTTTATTGATTAGGTCGCTAAAGGCTGTCCCGAACTCCGTAAAGCCTTCCTTTACCCCGTCCCAATCTAAAGAGAATGCAGATTTGAATATTTTTCCGGCGGCTTGTATCATATCTATTAAAGCCCCGAAAAGATTCCCTATCGTGTTAAATACCGTCTTAAAGACTTCCGGAAGAGCCACTACAAACGCTCTAAATAGATTGCTTTCATTGTATAGCTCAATGAAATAATTTATCAAAGAAACGACACCTTTTATCAAGGCCGTTAAGCCCTGATTAATGAACACCTTTATAGAGGTTGTAAAGCCCTCAAAGCTGCCACCCGTAGCATCAAACAAACCTGCTAAAGCGTTTTGTAATTCAATCTCGCTCTGTAGTTGTTCTTCTTGCAACCGCCCTAATTCGCCGGCCTTGCTTTTTACCGTATCTAAATCGGTAGATATATCTTTTAATGTCCGAAGGTATTGTAACCCTGCATCCTCGCCGGGACCGCCGAAAATATCCGCTATTGCCGTTCCCACACTTTGGGCGCTGTCCGGCAATTCGGCCAACTTTGCGGAAACTTCCTGCATTACCTGAAACGTTGTCTTTGCGCCGGTCTGCAAGTCCTTTTGCACTTGTGTGGATGAAATGCCGATTCCATCAAGCGCGGCAGCGGTTGCCGTTGTCATTTCGCGTAACCGCAAATTACCCTCCTTTATAGCGTCTACTCCCTTATCAGAGAAAATACCGGCCTTATTGGTTTCGGCTACAATAGCTACAAACTGACTTGCGGATATTCCGGCCTCCTTAAAATACGCAGGATATTCTTTCAACGTATTTAAAAACTCGCCGTTTGCATCCCCACCCGCTATAAAACCGTCTTGTATTAATTGTATTGCTTCGTCTGCTGATATACCGAATTGTTTCGCTAAAGCATTTGCGGAAATAAGCGTTTCTTTGAAATCAGCGTTAAAAGTGTCGGCTACTGCTTGCACTTGATTTCGGAACGCCTTTAAATCATCGCCGCTTTTTCCCGTAAATTGTTGGGTTAATCTTGTAGCCTCTACTAATCCGGCGTTATAATCGTACCAAAACTTAAACGCCACACCGGCTCCGGCGATTCCGGCTATTGCTAAAAATACGGGATTTGTCATTAAAGACATTAGGGTATTTCCTAAAGCCTTTGCGCCGTCGGACATTGCGGCAAACACCTCCTTACTTTCATTGCCGCCACGGCCTAAAGCTAAAAGACTCTCCCCAAAAGCATTATTAAGCCCTAAAGCCTCTTTTAGCCTATCCGCATACGAAATAATTGCGTCGGAAGCCTCCGTATAATTACCAACGTTGAGATTGGTTTTGCCGGTGGACTTCTGATACTCATTCATAGCTTTATATAGTTCACGGGTTTTTGTTATAAGCCCCTCTTTTGCTTCGGCCTCCTCGCGTTCGGCCTTGGTCATATTGTTAAGGTAGATTTTATTCAATGAATACTGCGCCGACAAACGATTATAACTACCTTCTGCGGACTGATTCAGCTTTATAACAAGTTTGTTTATTTGGTTGGCTTCTGTCTTTGCGAGATTAAGCTCCGCAATTTTTTTAGCCGTTTCACTTTCAGCGAAAGCAAGTTCTTTTTGTGCTCTTGCTAACCGGTCTGCATCGTCCGCGCTCTTTTTCGTTTTCTTTCGTCCGTCTTCTGTCGCGCCGGATACCTTTTCCAATTCTTTGGTTAACTGTATTGCTTCCGTCCGGATATTCTTTAATGCGTTCGTATATGTATCCGAAAGTTCATCGAGTTGTTTTATAAGCTCTGTTATTGAATTGTCAGGGCTTACCAAATCGGAGTATTTAATTGCGTCGTTATCTGCCATGATTCTATAATTTTAATTTTGCTCAAATTTTAAATATAAGACGTGTTTTCATTAATAAGGTAGTATCACCCCACAACAAAGATAAAAACGCCCCTATCGCGATTATTTCGCCTTATTTCGGCGTTTTAAGTCTTTGACCATCTCCTTAATGTATTCAAAAGCGTTATAATATGCCAGTACTGACATATTTTTCGGGTCTGTATGTAAATGCTGCGACAACATTAAGCACATCTTTTCAAACTGTTTATCTTGCTCTATCTCTACACTATCGGAACCGGAAAACGATTTAGGATTAAAGTACGTTATTAACTCTGCCGTTATATCGTCTATTTCCTTTTCTCTCTCTGGCTTGCTTCCACCGTCTATAATGGTTTGTAGTATTAGAACTGTACGCCGCTTTAATTGGTCATAATATTCTTTTACCGTTGCATCATCGAATAAACGGGGGAAATATATTTGCAGCTCCCTATCTATTTTTTTTTTGACCGCTTCGATTGAGGCGGCTAAATCCTTATACGGGACATCGGCGAACATATCCACTATCTTTTTTAACCCCTCATCTGAAAGGTCGTCACATGGTTTGCCGTCTATGCTTTTAACCAATACGGCAAAGGCCAAATTTCGCGGCGATACGCCCGATTGAATAAAGTACACATTTTGGCGTATGTTTTCAAGCTCTGTAATAGCCTGCTTATTGTCATTCTTTGCCAAAAAGGCGGCAATACGCGAAATATGCCTATCAAAATCCGCTATATCCGAACCTATACCGGCATCGACTAAAAGCATTTTATTATACTTGTGGAATCGTGTAACCGGAAGATTTTCTATATCATCGTAAACCTCAATAGTTTTACCGGTTAATTTTAATGTCTTCATAACATTTTACGTGTTAATGCGGTTGAAAATACGGGGATTAAAAGGAAATAACCCTCCCCTAACATTATAGCAAATAAGACAGCGAAAAGACACCCCGTCCACCATGAGAGGCAGAAATTACACTGAAACATTTCACTAAAGAAGTCATTTCCATGTACCTGCACATATTCAATAACACCCCATTTTTGCAAAAGCAAAAGAACAAAAGCGGCGGCAAACGCTACTAATAGCGTTACCACCGAAAACACACCTACAAACAAAAACAAATTTATCATAACTCTATATTATACATGTTTCAGTAATCTCCATAATGCCTTCAAATCTAAATCCCCCATAAGGAGCCATTAAAAACTGATTATCCACTTCATCCAACGAAAACCCCCTATATATGTTTTCTGCAAGCTCGTAGATTCTATTTATTTCTATCCGGCCATCCTTTAGCCAAAAACCGCCGTTTAAGGCATCTAATATATCGCGCTTAATCCTTTCTTTGTTCCGCGTATTGGGGTCATTGAATACCGTGCGATAATCAAACCATACAATAAGGGAAAAAGGGCTTTTTAGCCCTATTGACTGTTTCGGTGTCCAATCTACCGTCTGCGGGTCGTCAATCCAAAAAAAGGAAAAGTTCCCTATTCCTGCATCAGGCGTTACTTCCTGATATTCATTTCCACCTATATAAATATTCGGTGTATATATCTTCTTTTGGTTTGCGCCGTATTTAACAAGCCTTTCCGCACGTCCGAAAGCCTTATCTAACCACCCCAAACTTTCCGTTAATCCGGTCTGAATGTTATTAATAACAACGTCTAATAATTCGGGTGCCTTAATTATTGGCGCTCTTGTATTATTTCCCATATATGTACTCCTTTGTTTTAGCTTTTAATTCGGGATATATATGCTCCCAAATCAATATGATTTTATTTTCTTCCGTAAGTCCTAATATTTGCCGCCCGTAACGCTGTATTAAATCCTCTGTTTTCCAATCTGCCGCCTTTATCGTGAATTGTTGCGTATCGGCTTCCACATAAAAGGACTGCTCAAAGTCGCCCTCATCTCGCAATGTTACGCGGTTGTACGGTTGGCCTTTCTCCTTTTTAATTTCAATCGTTAAGGGGCTATAAGGTGCGTAATCCATGATATTCACGCCTAAGCGGTTTATACCCTGTTCATATAATTGGTCTTCGGAGTTCATATCTGTTATTACGTACTCGTTTTCCAATATTATAGACTGAATCAACCGCCCCGACTGGAGTAACTCGTTAAACTCTGTCACACGTTGGCGCAAATTATCAATTAGTTTCATACGGCCTTATATCTCACCCCTCTATTATTGCAGGACAAACAAACGCGATCCAACCCTTGCGTATCTAATTTTAATGCCTCATAGGCTTTTTTCAACTGATACCCCAAACCGCCCGGGCGAACCCCCGACGTATTCCCATCAAGTTCATACAGAATATCCGTACGCGTCGCATTTGATTGGTACCGATTAACTCGTACATTAGGATTCATAGCTAAAGCGCGTAAAGCTATTACGGCTACTTGCTTTTGGATTACGTCCTGGAATATCTGCCGTTGTGATATAATGAAGTCCGTTAAATCACAACCGACCGTTATTTCACAGTTTAACCCGTAATTCTGCGTGTTGGTGTACATTGTATATGCTATATCCCACAATTCCGGATATTCCGCGAATGTTTCCGGCGCATTGTACATAAACGGCGTAACTTGCAAATATTTCGTTAACTCTCGCCATACTTCCACCGACCCAATATTACAAGTTCCGCAAGGCTCACGGCTCCAGTCTTTAGATACGTTTATAGCTTCCATTCCTTGCGGTAATTCGTCCTGATTATAACAAAGGAACCAACTGCCACCGGAATTATTATCTTTGCTAATATACGGTAAAAAGCAGTCTTCCAAAGTAAACCATTGAAAGCCGCCGTTTTTAACCTGAAAATCTAAATCAAAAGTTTTTATCGGGTCTATTTGGGAAGAGTGGAAAAGATACATTTTTACTATGCCCGTTCCGCCGGTCATTTGCAACCCGATTTTTTCTATTTTGGCAGTCACACCTAAAGCCCGAACCGGAACGATTTCAAAGCCTACCAGTTTATGCGTATTTTGCAACGTTGCGCGAATACGGCCTGCACCATCAAAGAAAGTGCGTCTTTCTAATAGATTGCGCGTTTCCTTATCAAGCTGTTTTATTTGGGTGAATGTTTGTATCGCCGTTGCAATACCATTACGCGTCACTCTCTCCAAAAAATCCGATAATATATTATAGGGCTTCCAAAATAATACACTCTCGCCGGGTATCTCATTTGTATTATTATCCCTTATTGACTCCCAGTATAATTCATCGTCATTCCCGTTAAGGTCATACCGCACAATGGTACCGGCAGAATATGTTTCCCTACTATTCCATTCCGGATATTGATACCCCCAATCATCCGGCATTATCGCACGCATTGTGTCTAACGTTAAAAGAGGGTGCGCCCCCTGAAACATTAAACCGCTTTCGCTTTGCGTTAAATCCGAATCTATCGCCTCCTTTGGGTTATATGATTGCTCCCACCCACATACATGTAATAATGCGTCTTGGATTTCTTTTATACGGTACATGATGCCTCCATTATATTTATAATTTTATTTATTAAATCTCATCCACTTTGTCCAACAGGTTATACTTCTTTATTACGGCCTGTATCTGCTCCTTAGTAAGGGTGTTTCTGAAGCCTAAGAACTTGTATATGGCCATTTTTGCGATAGTATTTGAAGATAATCCACGACTAATCGTAGGAGTAGACGTATCATTATTAATAACATTACCATTACATATTGTTATACATAGCTTTTTACCCAAAAGATTTCTATCAACGATAATATTTGATTCAACACCGTTGATATAAGTTAATCCACCAGTGTTTCTTGCATTATATGCAATACTACCATTATTATTGTATACTGCGAAATAAGAACCTGTTTCATAACTAGCCCTTGAGTCATATAATAATGTATCTAATAAAATCGGAGTGCACACCATAAATATCGTACTAAACCCATTGTCAAACGCTTCAAGAGCTACATAGTCATCCACGCCATCAGTAAACAAGGCACCATCTTTATATCCGCTTCCATCCTCATTGAATGCACTATTATATATCTTGGCATTCTTACCATTACCGCTAAGGTCTTTGACCGTTTCCCTATCAGCAGCAGTATTACTTCCTAAACTAAAATCATAGTAACAATCGGGAGTAGGAACATATACACCATCTTTTCGAGATGCGACATAAGCCATCATTCTTCTTCTAAACTCACTCATGCTATATCCCTCCCGACTAAAATACCTATACCTCTTACAATACTTGCTTGATAAACCTTATTAGCTTCAATAGTATCACCTCGCCATTCAACACCATCAATAGGAGTGATTACAGTAGGAGTGGTGCCCGAAGTAAATTCAAACATGTATTCAGATATCATCCAATTTTCTTCGGCAGCCAAAGTAAGAGTTAAAGTCTCAACCTCACCAAAGACATAATAAGTATTAGCTTGTAGCTCTTTAGTACTTTCGGTTGTATTTTCTATGATTGTATTCAGCCTTTCTATCTTTTCATTCAAAATCCTACCTTGGTTGGCAGAGAGAGGTAATTCAGTTCCTGAACTATTTAGTCTGTCTACAACAGAACTCACACAAAGAAAATTATCAATAGTAACAATAGTTATATAACTTTGGTCAATAATATATACACAAAGAAGCTGATAAAAGCTAAAACTTAAAAAGGTTACCCCGTCATTTTCTATCACTGAGGCAGTACTTTTGACAAATTGTCCCTCGTTTTGAAAATAACCAACAATTATCTTACCACCTGAGACAGCTTTTGTAAACTCATCCCAATTCCCTACAATAGATTCTACGTCTGTTGTAAACCATCCTTCTGTTGTTTGAAAAGCACCGGGGCAAATATAGACGTCACTACTAATATATTCCTTGATTTTCTCCAACAGCACGTGCCCGTTCTGCGTCCCCTCCTGAAACGGGATACCCTCTTTCCCCGTCAGCTCCGTGCGCTCCGTAGTCTGTAATATCGTTTTTCCTTCTACTGCCATAACTTAATTATTTAAATGTGATATTTCTAAAATACTATTTAGTGATATAACATAATTTGTGTCAAGTCAGCCCAAAGCCAAACATTTTCATTATCCAATAGTAGAACATCCTTAATAGTATTAATTTCAGTATATAGTACTGGATTTTCTTTAGTATTTATGATTCTTACTTTCATAATAAACGGATAAAATCCGGAGGCTTTAAACCTCCGGATATTGTTTATAAATTAACTACTCTGCGGCCTTTGTGGAAACGGGGGCTTCGTTCGTGTTAGTGATTTGGACATCAATCGCACCACCATCGGCACCCAAGTTCGTAACATATACCGGCATGCCTAATGGCTGGTCTACCGGACGTGCGGCAATTTCGGCCTTTATAATCGGGTTTGCTACTGTTTCAGCATTGCTGTTATAAGCTACCAAGAAAGCCACATCTACACTAAAGCCGAAATATTCCTTAACGGCACACGTCAAATCGGCAG